GAAATGGCTAACAAGTATTGGAAGAAACGCAGTTATATTTTTCAAGGTTTTGTTCGTCAAAACCCTATTCAGGATGACAAGACTCCTGCGAATCCTATTCGTAGGTTTATTATCAGCCCACAGATTATTCCTATTATCCGTACTGGTTTGATGGATCCCGAGATCCTAGAACTTCCTACTGATTATGTTCGTGGATTGGATTTTAAAATTATTAAAACCAGCAAAGGTGGTTATGCTGACTACAGTACCAGTAACTGGTCTCGTAGGGAAAGCGCACTGACCGAAGCCGAGCAACAAGCAATTGAAGAACATGGTCTTTTCAACTTGGTAGACTTCTTGCCTAAGAAGCCTAGTGAGGCTGAATTGCGTGTTATCAAAGAAATGTTTGAAGCAAGTGTTGAAGGTCGTCCATACGACAATGATCGTTGGGGAGCATACTATCGTCCATATGGTCTAGAAGCACCTGCAGGAGCAACAGCGGCTCAAACACAAGCGACTACTAGTAGCGCACCCGCAACAGCACCCGTAGCAGATTCGCATGATGACCATGATGATGAAGCATCAAGTCCAGTTGTAGTTCCCAAAAATGCTCAAAGCGATAAAGCGCAAGACATTTTGGCAATGATCCGAGCCAGACAAAAATCTGCTTAATAGGAGTTAGGGAGCAAATGCTCCCTTACTTAGGAGAATTCCCATGACATTACCAGACGAAAGGTTCCGTGCCCTTAAGCAAGGCAAAAAATTACTTGAGGAGTTATGTGATCCCGGTCGTACTCCTCGTGTTCCTAGCTTGGTCAGAGATAAAGCAAGGGCCGCTCTAAGACATTATCCTAGCGATTACGAATTGGATAGAATTGCGGATCAATGTCCAGATATCCTTGACAAATTATCATTTGCTGATAAACTATATGCTAGTGGAATACACAAATAATAAGGAAATGAAATGAAATATTTAAACAAATTAGAAAAAGTAAACGAATCAATCACTATTAACCGTTACGACAATGGCTACATGGTTGAAGTAACTGGTCGTGATGATGACAATGATTGGAAAACCTCAAAGGTTATCTGTAATAGTGAAGAAGAAATGCTTACTGTAGTTAAAGAATGGAACTCAATGGATTTGGATAACTAAGATGGCAAAACCATTTGATGTGAGTAAATTTCGCCGTGACATTACTAAATCTATTGAGGGACTTAGTATTGGTTTTAACGACCCCACTGACTGGATATCTACAGGTAATTTCGCCCTCAATTATCTTATATCCGGTGATTTTAATAAAGGCGTACCTCTTGGTAAAGTTACTGTCTTTGCCGGAGAATCAGGCGCAGGTAAATCATTCATCTGCTCAGGTAACTTAGTACGCCATGCTCAACAACAAGGTATTTTCGTTGTATTGATTGATACAGAAAACGCCCTTGATGAAAAATGGCTACATGCCCTAGGTGTATCTACCGATGAAGATAAACTTCTGAAATTGAATATGGCTATGATTGATGATGTGGGTAAAACTATATCAGAATTTATGAAGTCATATAAAATTCTACCTGAAACTGATAAACCAAAAGTATTGTTTGTACTTGATTCATTGGGTATGCTTCTTACCCCCACTGATGTTAATCAATTTGAAGCAGGTGATATGAAAGGTGATATGGGTCGTAAACCCAAAGCACTTACCGCACTTGTTCGTAATTGTGTTAATATGTTTGGTAATCATAATGTTGGTCTAGTTGCTACTAATCATACATACGCTAGCCAAGATATGTTTGATCCTGATGATAAAATCAGTGGTGGTCAAGGTTTCGTTTACGCATCTTCAATTGTAGTTGCTATGAAGAAACTCAAACTCAAAGAAGACGAGGATGGTAATAAGATTAGTGAAGTGCGAGGTATTCGTGCCGCATGTAAGATTATGAAAACTCGCTATGCCAAACCCTTTGAAAGTGTTCAAGTTAAGATTCCCTATGAAACTGGGATGAGCCCCTATTCAGGAATGCTTGATATGATTGAAAAGGCTGAACTTGTTAAGAAAGAAGGTAATTCACTTGTATATACTACCCTTGATGGTGAAATTATTAAAAAGTTTCGCAAAGCATGGGAAGCAAATACAGATGGATGTTTGGACAAAGTAATGACTGAGTATAGTCAAAAAACAAATCGTAAGATAAGTAATGTATTACCTGAGGAGGAAAATGCAGAATGAGTCTAGATATTATATCATCCGTATGGGATGTGTTAGCTACGCACATTGATTTAAATGAGCGTAAATATGCAGCAGAAACCCTTGTTGATTTTTTAATTGATAATGATTTTCAACCAAATGAGATTTTAGAGCATTTTCAAGGTGATTCCGAAATGACTCATGCAATTAAAGGTTGGGTTGATCAATATGGTGATAATGATGATGGTAACTACGATTATCCATACGATAATGACGATGACGATGATTGGCGATAAATGAATTGGTATACGAAAATCTCACAAGACCTTTCTGCTATACCTGATTTCATAACATACTACGAATTAGAACTAGTTTCATCTAAAAAAGAGGTAACAATATACGGCAATGTTGAAAAAAACATTGCTGGGTTACCTGGTATTACTGAGCATAGATTTAACCAGCTTCAAGAAATTGAGGCTGTGTTAAATTTCCTCAACATTAAACTTAGGCAAATTCGCCGAAAACATTTTCAAAAATATTTAGAAGCGTATAATAGAGCATTAACTAGCCGTGATGCCGAGAAGTATGTTGATGGCGAAGATGAAGTTATTGATTTTGAAACTCTTATCAATGAAGTGGCACTACTACGCAATAAATGGTTAGGTGTTATGAAAGGATTAGAATCTAAAAACTTTATGCTAGGTCATGTAGTTCGTTTAAGAGCAGCCGGCATGGAAGATATTCAAATAGGATAAAAATATGTCAAGTAGTATTAGGGGACTCACATCCCAGCAAGTGATGGCTTGGAATACAAATTCTAATAATGGATTGAATTTGGCAGGAATTGGAAATATTCCAGCTATTAGTTTAAATGATTTATTAAAGGTTTATAACACCGACCATGTGAAAAAATACGAAATTATAGAAACTCAGGAAGATGCCCTAGCAGTTAGTGTAGCACATAAGCGGTTAGTTTCTTCTAAAAATTACAAGAGTTCAACAATTCCACTTAGGAATATGTTAGATTCACAGGTATTTGAAAAAGTAACAGACGAGGATAGGGAAGTTGCTAATAATATACGCACCTACTATGCTCATCAACTTGTAATGTGGACTCTAAAAGATATTAAACTTACTAAATTTAGAGAATGCCTAAATAGTTATATCAACGGTGATAGTAAACGATTCAAGGAAGAATTTGTTCCGATCATAGCCAAACTACCTTATTTTTATGAATATGATATCCAATTGGATGAAATTAAAAGATTCGTCAATAGTGATATTAATATTGATAAAGGTGTAAAAATGGCAACACATAAAATGATTCCAATTAAATCATTGACTCGTAAAAATAAACGAATTAAATGTGTTGAGTATTGGCTAAAAGATACAAACGATATTGCTTATAATATACAAATAGAAATTAATAATCCATTGCAACATTTGTGGGATAATATCTTTAGTAAAGAAGAACTGTTAATTAACGGTTTGGGTGCGCCCAAACGCAGGGATGATTTTAAATATTACCAACTGTTACAGTGGTCCATGGCTTGACAGTAAATCAAGGTTGATCTATACTACTATTTTGATGGAGAACTTATGAGTAGACTAGCATTTATCGGCCGCCCGTGGGTGGCATTTGAAGCAACTGATCCTCAACACCGTGAGTGGTTCGCAGAGTTTCGGAAGTTAGGCACCTGGGGAAAATGCCCTGTGCGGTTTATCATCCCAGATGACCACGGCGATCTTATCACTATGATTCAACGACGGTTAATTGATTTTTATGTTAGCAAAGAATTCGGATCAACACATGGCTAGGATTATCCTAACTTGCGGACATGAAGTACATGATTTCCCCCGCGCCTATCATATCATGACCAAAGGTACAGATCGGTACGGTGAGCGGGCTATCTTATATCAAACTGTTTGCGGGTGTTGTGAGGATATGTACCGTAGAGCCGGGGATATTTTTGATTTTGAAGAAGTAGCATATCTTTGGGTTAGTAAAGGTAAAAAAACGGTTATAGACTAAGGATTATATAAATGGAAAAAGTTATCCGCGATGGTAAAGTTGCTATACTCACTAGCCCTGGTTACGGAGCTGGGTGGTATTCGTGGCATATGATTCCTGAATTAATGTATGACCCTACCGTAGTCTCTATGGTGGAGGATCGTGTTAATTATGAGGCAATTGAGGCTTATTGCGAAGAACGGTGGCCTGACAACTATTTTGGTGGAGCCGAAGATTTGGTAATTACTTGGGTCCCTGAGGGTAGGGTTTTCATTATTAATGAATATGACGGGGCTGAATCCATCCAATTTAGGGATGACATTGAATGGATGGTAGCCTAGGTTGACATTAAATTTTTGGTAGTGTATACTAAGGTATACGCTGAAAAACGAGGTGAGCAATGAGTGCAATGAGCAATCTGTATACAGAAATCCAAGAACTGCTAGAGCAGGGATTGTTTCCAACCGTAATCGCAAGTAGACTTGAGATTCCCCTAAGTTGGGTGGATGCGGTCCGTATGGATTTGGATCCCCCTGACCTGACCCCTGACAGTGAGGAGCAGTTCCAAGATTACGATTCAGCCTTCACAGGTTGACAATAATTGGATTTGGGCATATAATAGAATCTTAGACAGTTAACTAACGGAGCAGAAAATGTTCGTTGTTTTTCACACTGAATTTCCCCATCAAGACAAGCGTTATTTTAAGACCAAGGCAGGTGCCAAGCGTAGTGCTACCTGTTCTAATCGGAACGCAGGTAAGTTTGTCTACAACTTTGTAGAAGAATCTTGGTTCGAACTCAAGTATGGCCCGGTTGGTACTAAGGTCGTCAAGAACCTGATGACTGGTAAGGATATTGAGATTGCCGAGGATACTCCATGGTGCTGTAACCCTGCTAGCGAATCCTACTGGAGTAACTAAGCATGGCACTTATTCCCCTTACCAAATGTCAAAAGGTCAACTGTATTTTGGCTAAAACTTGACAATAAATGGTTTTGAGCATATAATAGATTCATACACTGAGAAAACGGAGTTGTTATGAAGATGCTAGAAAAGGAAACCGAGTTCAAAAGCGCGGGTTACTATGCATGGTGTGCTTCTAGGGACGCAAGTATGCGTAGCGCAGTCAACGCTAGCCGGTTCAGTAGCTCCCAAAAACTTCGGGCTGACCGAGTAAAATTGGCCCTAGAGTTGGTCTATACGGCTAAGGAAGTGTCAATCACTAACTGCCAAAAATGGATTCGGGTCAAGGTACACGGTGGTAGCGTCCGTGATAAACGGACTCTCCAATTGTTGGAAAGTGACTGGGCCATGCATGGGATTCAAAAAAACATCACCCCGCAAGGCGTGATTTACCGTGTTGTGTAAAAACAACAAGCCCAAAATTTGACAATAATTGGGCTTGGTTGTATAATAGATTCTTAGATATTTAAACAACGGAGAGCAAAATGGTAACGATTCAGGACATCAATTCTACTATCATCGGTGGTTCTTTTACAAACGAACAATTAGACTCTATTGTAATGGCAATTAGATTCGCCCGCAACCAACTAGTGAGAAAAAACAAGTTCACCTTGGTTAAGGGTTCACAAGTAAAATTCACTAGTAGCAAGACCGGTAAATCGGTGATTGGTGTAGTTGAAAAGGTCAATCGTAAATACATTATTGTCCGTGAAAACGGTACGGCGTTTGGCACTTGGCGTGTCCCTGCTAACATGCTTCAAGCCGCTTAATTAGTTAGCCCAAAATTTGACAATAAATCGGTTCGGCTGTATAATAAATTCATACACTGAGAAAACGGAGAAACAAATGGCTTACATGAATCAAGAACGCAAGCAGGCTAGGGCCCCCAAAATCAAAGCAATCTTGACCAAGTATGGTGTCAAGGGCACACTAAGCGTTCGTAATCACAGCACACTAGTTCTGACCCTGAAGTCGGGAAAAATTGATTTCATTGGTAGCAGCAACCAAGTTTGTGGTAATGATTTTTACCAAGTTTCTCGTGGTTTCAAGCCGAACACTTCGGGATACTGTGATGTTAACCCGTACTGGTACAAGAATCACTATGACGGCGTAGCACTGGCTTTCCTGAAGGAAGTGTTTGCGGCTATGTACGGTGCTGATTGGTACGACAATTCAGATGCCCAAACTGATTATTTTGATACCGCGTTCTATGTTGATGTTAACATCGGTAAGTGGGACAAGCCTTACATTGTTGAAGCCTAATCAAACTCACTAGGAGATCATCATGGGTTACAAAGTTTTGGCAGACAAGTTTCAAATGGATGAGATGCGTACCAAATATGGTCCTCGCAAGGGACTTGAGGGCCCATTCAACTTCTCGGGTCGGGTGTTGTATTATGACACCAAAGAGGGTCAGTACTACGACCCCAAGACCGACTTCTACGTGGATCAGGAAGAGATGGATCTGATCCATGCTCGTATCACGGACATTCTGAAAGCATAATGTATACTCTACTGTACATTGCCAATTTTGCGTTTATGGGGACTTATGCAGACTTACCCTCATGCCAAAATGCACTATATGAAATTTATGCTACCCGCATGAATATACCTGGACAGCGGAACCCTGAATTGGACAAGGTCATCCAAAGCCAATTGAAACTTGAAAAAAGTTTTGTCTGTGTTCCAGTAAAGAAAATTTGACAATAAATGGGTTTGGGCGTATAATGTACTCATACGCTGAGAAAACAGGAGCAGATATGAAAATCGTCATCAACACTCAAATCCGTGAAAACTACGGTAGTACCCTCACCCCCTACTGGAAGTTCAAGGGCGGGGACGTTTATGTTGTCCCTAACCTCACCCCCGCGCAGGTCCTAAAGGTCAAGGAGTCGGGTATCCCTACTCTCACGGCCCTGATTGAAACCCGTAACGCAGGTTTCGAGGAGTACGTGGTTGACTGGTACATCGCCGATGACGGTGACAAGGCCTGTCAAGAGTGGGAGGCCCCGTTCGAACTCCGTTACACTGGTGGCAAGTGGGTCGCTAGCCGTGTCATTG